ATTATAGCAGCCGCTTTAGATATTATTTCAGATGAATCTACTACAAGAAATGAATATGGAGACGTTTTAAATATAAATTCTTCAGATGAAAATGTAAGAAAAGTATTAAATAATTTATTTTATGATGTTCTTAATATAGAATTTAATTTAGCTACTTGGGTTCGTAATATGTGTAAATATGGAGATTTTTATCTTAAATTAGAAGTAAGTGAAAAGTTTGGTGTTTTTAATGTTATTCCTTTATCTGTTTATGAAGTAGTAAGAGAAGAAGGAACTGATCCTGAAAATCCTTCTTACACTAGATTTACTCTTGATCCTAATGGTTTAGCTAGTGGGGCTACAAATACAATTAGAAGAGACCAATTTAGTTTAGAAAACTATGAAGTAGCTCACTTTAGATTATTAACGGATTCAAATTACTTGCCTTATGGTAGAGCTTATTTAGAACCTTCTCGTAAAGTATTTAAGCAATTAATGTTAATGGAAGACGCAATGTTAATCCATAGAATTATGAGAGCCCCAGAAAAGAGAGTGTTTTATATTAACATTGGTAACACAGATCCTGAAAAAGTAGAGCAGTTCATGGCAGATACCGCCAATAAAATGCGAAAAACTCCATATATAGATCAAAGCACAGGAGATTATAATCTTAAATTTAACATCCAAAATATGACCGAAGATTTCTTTATACCTGTTAGAGGAGGAGATAGTGCTACTCGTATTGATACGACTAAAGGTTTAGATTATGACGGTACTCAAGATATTGAGTATTTAAAAGCAAAAATGATAGCAGCTTTAAAAATACCTAAACCTTATTTAGGCTATGAAGAAGCTGTAGAAGGTAAAGCAACATTAGCAGGTATGGATATTCGTTTTGCTAGAACAGTAGAACGTATTCAAAGAATAGTAGAATCAGAATTAACAAAAATAGCATTAGTACATTTATATTCACAAGGCTTTACAGATGAACAATTAGTAGATTTTAAATTAGAACTCACAGTTCCTTCAATAATATATGAACAAGAAAAAATCGAACTTTATACAGCTAAAACAGCTGTAGCTCAACAGATGATAGACCAAAAATTATTTAGTAAAGATTGGGTATATTCAAACATATATGGTTTATCACCAGATCAATATGAAGATGAAAAAGAAGCTATGGCGGATGATGCTATGCATAAATTTAGAATATCTCAATTAGAAAATGAAGGTAATGACCCTGTAGAATCAGGTATATCATATGGTACCCCTCATGATTTAGCTTCCCTATATGGCAATAAAAGAGACAAAGCGGTAGGACCTGCTCAAGTACCAACAGGATATGATGAAAAAGACCCAGGACGTCCTGTAGAAGACCCCTCAAAATACGGAACAGATAGAAGTAACTTCAGTAGAGATCCTTTAGGAAAAAACAGAACAGATTCAAATAAAATAGAAATCCCATCAGATGGTAATAGAGTTAATACTTTTGAACTTGCAAATATTAAAAAATCCTTGCAAAAAATTGTAAATAAAAAAGAAATTTTAAGTGAAGAAAATGAAAATGGGCTATTATCTGAAAAAAACATCAAGCCTCAAGAATAATCTTATATTTATATATAGATAAATTGCAATTTATTAAAATGAAAGTAAAACACTCTAAGTACAAAAATACTGGGATATTATTTGAACTTCTTACCCGCCAAATAACGGCTGATACCTTATCAGGGAAATCTAATAAATCTCTAAATTTTCTTAAAAAACATTTTAATTCAAAAACAGAATTATTAAAAGAATATAAGATATATCATACTCTATCAACAAAAAAATTTAAAAAAGAAAGTAATGCTAATATATTAATAGATACATTACTTGAATCTTATAAAAATTTAAATAAAAATAAATTAAGAAGAGAAAAATATAACTTAATAAAAGAAATAAAAAACAATTATGACATCACAGATTTTTTTAATTCAAAAATAAAAAATTATAAAATAATGGCTTCTGTTTTTAATTTATTAGAAAATGTAAAGGCATCACCTAATTCTATTGTAAAATCAAAAATAAATATATTAGAACATATCACAGAAGAAAAACCCAAAGAAAAGAAAAATACGATAATAGAAAGTTTAAAGAAATCAGATAAAAATACTAGATTACTTACTTATAAAGTAATATTAGAAAAATTTAATGATAAATATAAAGATTTAGCTGATAATCAAAAACTATTATTACAAGAATATGTTAATAGTGTTAGTAATAGCCCTTCTCTTAAAGCTTATATGAACCAAGAAATTAAAGAAATTAAAAGAAATATTACAAAATATACTAAAAAGGTAGAAGATAAAGCAATAGCTATTAAACTAAATGAAACTAAAGATTTAATAAAACCACTTTGTAAAAAATCAAATGTACATGATGATAATGTTACAAATTTATTAAACTATTATGAACTTATAAACGAATTAAAAACAATTCATGGCTAAGAAATTTGATATACACGAATGGCAAGCAAAATACTGGTTAAAAAACCAATTAACAGAAGCTGAAGAATTTACTCCAGATTTAGAGGATGATGAATTAAAAAGATCTAAAATCCAACAAATGATGGGTAAAGAGAAATCAAAGACCCCTCAAGATGTTGAGAGAGGAACACTAAATAATGCCATAGCAGATTTAGCAGAAATGTATTCATATGGTGAAATATTAGATGCATTAAAAGTGTTTTATACTGACAATGATGAACTACCCTTTGCTGACATGGCAAAAAAACATGCTAAAGAATTTAGAGACTTTTTAGATAATGATGAATTAGATGAACAAAATACAACAGGTACAGGTGCTTCATTTAATGCAGGAGATGGTGCTGGGTATGCAACGCCTAATGCTTTTGCAAATGATGAAGATGATTGGGAAAATAAAAATATGGTATATGAAGATGAAGAATTACCCCCTCCCCCAACTGATGATGAAGGAAATCCAACAGACCCTGAAGCCGTTCCACAAGATCAAACCGAAAAAGAAATAATAGATACTGCAAAAGAACTTGGACAACAATTAAAGGCTTTTGGTAAAGAAGTAACCACACCAAAAGGAGGAAAAGGATTTGACTCTGGAGAAATAGAAGTGTTTTCTGACTTACTTATACAGTTAAAGGATGCAATTAAAAATGGTAACGCCTCTTCTCTTTTGGGAAGAATAAAAAACTTATTAAGATAGATATGCTACTAACAGAATATAGACCGTTTAATACAAACAAACAATTAGCAGAACAAGCTATTAAAGAAAATAAACCTTTAATAGTAAGTGGTGTTATTCAACGTGCTGAAGCTAAAAATCAAAACGAAAGAGTTTATCCTAAAGATATATTAGAAAGAGAAATAGAAAAATATGTTGAAGGTCCTGTTAAAGAAAAAAGGGCAATGGGCGAATTAGATCACCCAGAAAGTTCAGTAATTAATTTACAAAATGTATCTCATAATATAACAAAATGTTGGTGGGATGGAGATGATGTAATGGGTGAATTTGAAATATTAAGCACACCCGCAGGTAATATATTAAAAGCTTTATTTGCCGCTGGTCTTACAGTAGGTGTTAGTTCTAGAGGTATGGGTTCTGTAAGAGAATTATCAGAAGGGACTTTAGAAGTTGAAGATGATTTTGAATTATTATGTTGGGATTTTGTTTCAACACCATCAACTCATGGTGCTTATGTTGCTCCTGTAAATGTTAATGTTAATATAAACGAGAGTAAAATCCAATCACCAAAATTTAAATATACAAACGTAAACAATATAATCAGAGATATTATCTGTGACAATACAGGTATGTGTAAATGTTAAAATGAAACTATCTAAGTTAAAACATATAATAAAAGAAACCCTTTTAGAAGAAAAAAAGAAAGGTCTTGACGGAAAAGCCTGTTGGGATGGTTATAAACTTCAAGGCACCAAAATGAAAGGAGGTAAACGAGTTGATAATTGTGTTCCTATTAAAGAAGTTGAAGCAGATGATAATACTGAATTTACTGTAACCTTACAGCATTTACTTGATAAACATGTTACTAAAGGTGGTGAAGTAGATGAAATTGATGCCCACACAGAAGATATATTAATGTTAGAAGTTATAGATGAAAATATAACCGAAGCTAAATATAAAGGTAAAACTGTCAAATTAAATAAACCAATGAGAGGTGACAGTAAAAAATTTAAAGTTTACGTTAATTCAGGTAAGAAAAATGCTGATGGTTCAATTAAGGTAAAAAAAGTTAACTTTGGTGCTAAAGGAATGAATATAAAGAAAAATAATCCTAAACGAAGAAAAGCATTTAGAGCAAGACATCGTTGTGATAATCCAGGACCTAAAACAATGGCTAGATATTGGTCATGTAAAAAATGGTAAAGTAGTGAACAATTAAGTGTTCATAACTTTAAAATCTTCCACAAAATATGTGGCTTTTCTAAAACTTATTCATACGTATCACCAACAATAAAGGTTACACAATGTAAAAACTCGAAAGAGATCAAAATATAAAAGCAAAAAGGTAGTTATGTCCAACTATCTTTGATTTTTCAATTAACAGAATATTAACTAAAAACAAAATTATGAA